ACATATCCAAAAGTCAAGTTTTTTGTGTTAGTAATGAATATTTATCATTAAAATAAATCTGCACAAGAATTAATTAATAATGGCAACAGCACAAGCAAATCAAAAAGTATTCGTATCACCTGGCGTATACACTTCTGAAACGGACTTATCGTTCGTAGCTCAGAGCGTAGGTGTAACGACATTAGGTTTAGTTGGTGAGACAATAAAAGGTCCAGCCTTCGAACCTGTTTTTATAACAAATTACGACGAGTTCCAAGCCTACTTTGGTGGGACAGAACCTGTTAAGTTTGTGAATACACAAATCCCAAAATATGAGGCTGCGTACATCGCAAAATCTTATTTACAACAATCGAACCAATTATTCGTAACAAGAGTATTAGGTTTATCAGGTTATGATGCTGGTCCATCATGGAGCATTAGAGTAACATCTAACGTAGACCCAACAACTATTGATGTTGATACATCAGGTTTAACATTTACTATTGATTTCAGTGGTAATGCCAGTGGAGGTACATTTGGATTCACTTCGTCTGATTCAGTTTTCACGACTTTTATACAACCTAACTTGAATATTCAATATGTTTTAAGTGATGGAAGTACATCGACATTATTTAATGATTTTCAAAATAGTACAAGTTTTGTTTATAACACACCAACATTATCTGCAACAACTGCATATGTGTATGGTGCAATCCCTAGTTCAGATTATTGGATGTTAACATCTGAATATAATACAGTTGTTAATGAATATCTTTGTGATACACTTAACTTAGATACTAACGATTTAAGTTCTAATAGCAATGACCCTTGGTATTATGCTAATTTTAGTAACTATATGGATAACAATTATTCAGGTTATTCTTTTTACTATGAAATTATCAATTATGCAACAGGGGCGACAGGAGAGTATACAGGTACTTTAACAGGTAATGTTAATAGCTTTATGGGCTCAGCATATCCTGAATTTAATAACATGGTTATCGCTACACTTCGTTCGAGAGGTATTTCATTATATGATAACAGTGTTGATAGTATGAATCATGGTCCTATTTACCAAGTAAGTGGATTAACTGATTTACAAATGGTATGTAGTGGTCAATACTCAGGTATTACTAAATCACCATACGCACATTTCTTATTATCAGGCGTTACTATTGAAGGTAATAATTTTTCTCTTGAAGCTTCATTAGGAGCTGCGGATTCAAAATACATAACAAAAGTATTAGGTGTTGATAATTTTGGTAAATCAAGATATGAGGTTCCTGTGTTTGTTGAAGAAATTTATCCAGGTTCTTTAAATTATGCATTTAACCAAGGTTATATTAAAGGATTAAATTGTGAGTTGATTGCATTACCTGACGCTAGAAGTCAAAGTAGTTCTTCAATTGCTTGGAATTTAGAAAAATATCAATCACCTGAAACACCATTTTTGGTTTCAGAATTAAGAGGTAATAAAGTTTATAATTTATTTAAGTTCATTTCAATTTCTGATGGAGATTCTGCAAATTATGAAATTAAAATTTCAATTGCAAACTTATCGTTTAATAATATGAGTTTTGATGTTTTAGTTAGAAACTTCTATGATACAGATGCAAATCCAGTTGTCATTGAAAAATTCACAAATTGTAATATGGACCCAGCTTCTAACAACTACGTTGCAAAGAAAATTGGTACTTCAAATGGTGAGTTTGCGCTTCTTTCAAAATACGTTATGTTAGAAATGGCAGATAACGCTCCTGTGGATTCAATCCCATGTGGTTTTTATGGTTACATCCAAAGACAATATGCAAATACGTCTAACCCAGCACCTTATCCTAAATTTAAAACAAAATATTACTACCCAGGTGAAGTAATTGCTGACCCTCCATTCGGAAGTCCTTATGGTGGAACAAACGCAGTTGAGTCTCCTGGTAATATCGTAAGAAGAGCTTACTTAGGATTTTCTACTGAATATGGTATTGATGAATCATTCTTAGATTATAAAGGAAAACAAAATCCACAACAAGCTTGGGCAACAGCAACTGACTCAATGCCTTGGAACGTTTTATCTAAAGGTTTCCATATGGACTCAGGAGCAACTGTTGTAACAATCGGTAACTATTATGATACAAGTGGTGAAACAGCATTTGAGTGTGGTGTAGCAGATTTTAGAACAGACCCAGCAACACAAGAAAATCCTTACTATTTTATTTACTCAAGAAAGTACACAGTATGTTTCGCAGGTGGATTTGACGGATGGGATATCTATAGAGAATATAGAACTAACGAAGATAGATTCCAATTAGGTGCATCAGGTTATTTAGCTGGAGCTGCCGCTTCAGTAAGATACCCAACAGCAACAGGTGACGGATTGTTCAAAAGAATTGTTGTTCAAAACAATACTCAAGACTTTGCAAACACCGACTACTACGCTTACTTACTTGGTATCTTAACATTTGCTAACCCTGAAGCAACAAACATTAACGTGTTTGCGACAGGTGGTATTGATTATGTTTACAATTCTAACTTAGTAGAAGAAACAATTCAAATGATACAATATTCAAGAGCTGACTCTGTGTATATCACAACAACTCCTGACTACAACATGTACTTACCAGATTCTACTGACCCTCAAGCAATTATCTATCCTCAAGAAGCGGTTGATAACCTTGATAATACAGGAATCGATTCTAACTATACAGCTACTTATTATCCTTGGATTTTAACAAGAGATACAGTAAATAATACACAAATCTACTTACCTCCAACAGGTGAAGTTTGTAGAAACTTAGCGTTGACTGATAACATTGCATTCCCTTGGTTCGCATCAGCGGGTTACACAAGAGGTCTTGTAAATTCAATCAAAGCTAGAGTTAAGTTGACTCAAGAAGATAGAGATACTCTTTATCAAGGTAGAATCAACCCAATCGCAACATTCTCAGACGTTGGTACAGTAATTTGGGGTAACAAAACTTTACAAGTTGCTGACACAGCTCTTAACAGATTGAATGTTAGAAGATTGTTATTACAAGCTCGTAAGTTAATTTCAGCGGTAGCGATTAGATTGTTATTTGAACAAAACGACCAAATCGTTAGACAACAATTCTTGGATAGTGTTAACCCTATCTTAGATGGTATCAGAAGAGACAGAGGTCTTTATGATTTCCGTGTAACAGTATCATCTTCACCAGAAGATTTAGATGCAAACAGACTTACAGGTAAAATATACCTTAAACCAACTAAAGCACTTGAATTCATTGATATCGAATTCTTTATCACTCCTACAGGTGCTTCATTTGAAAATATATAACAAAATGGGGGGTTAATTATCCCCTATTTTTAGCCAACAATGAAAAGAAAAATTAACGAAGGTTTCAAAGACGAACAAACACCAGATTTAAAATATTATGCGTTCGATTGGGACGATAATATTGTTCACATGCCTACGAAAATTATTTTGAAAGATGATAATGATGAAGAAGTGCCAATGAGTACTGATGATTTTGCGGAATACAGAAGTCAAATTGGTAAACATGATTTTGATTATAATGGTCACACTATTGTAGGGTTTGGTAACGACCCTTTCAGAAACTTTAGAACTGAAGGAGATAAAAATTTTATAGTTGATTCTATGAAAGCAAAACCAGGACCTGCGTTCAAAGACTTCAAAGAGGCTATTAACAACGGTTCTATTTTTTCAATTATTACTGCAAGAGGTCATAATCCGAACACACTTAAAGAAGCAATTTACAATTATATTATAAATGATTTCAATGGTATTAGTAAAGATAAGTTAGTTAAGAATTTAAAAAAATATAGGTCATTTGTAGGAGAGGATGAAATGTCTGATGATGAATTAATCAGAAGTTATTTAGCCCTTAACAAATATCACCCTGTTTCTTTTGGAGACGAAAAAGGTGCTGCTAATCCTGAAGAAGCAAAAGTTCGTGCAATGGACGAATTTGTGGATTATATAAAAGGAATGGCTGCGGTCCTAAATAAAAGAGCATGGTTAAAAAAAGATATTAGTAATAATTTCATACCAGATATGCCAACAATTGGTTTTTCAGACGATGACCCTAAAAACGTAGAAGTAATGAAAAAACATTTTAATAATAAACCAGATAATATAGTTAAGACTTATTCTACTTCTGGAGGAATTAAAAAGGAAGTTAAATAAGAATATTCTTTTTAATTAATAAAGTAAAGAGAAATATTTTTCAACACACTATATTTATATGATATAAACAAAGAAACAAAAATTTAATAATATGGCTGATTTACTGATGAAAATGCCGATACCTTACGAGCCGAAACGTCAAAACCGATTCATTTTAAGGTTTCCATCTAGCTTAGGGATTAACGAGTGGTTTGTAGAAAGTACTGCTAGACCACACATCCAAATCAACGCAACAGAAATACCTTTCCTTAACACATCAACATATGTTGCAGGAAGATTTACGTGGCAAACTATCAACTGCGTATTTAGAGACCCAATTGGACCTTCAGCGGCTCAAGCTCTTATGGAGTGGGTTCGTCTATGTGCGGAATCGGTTACTGGTAGAATGGGATATGCTGCAGGTTATAAAAAAGATATTGACCTTGAGATGTTAGACCCAACAGGGGTTGTAGTTGAAAAATGGATTTTATATGGTACATTTATGACGGACGTAAACTTTAACTCATTAGCGTACAACACAGATGCTTTAGCAACAATTGCAACAACATTGAGAATGGACAGATGTGTATTGGTTTACTAATACTCTTTATAAAAAATTCAAAACAATTATATTTAACCGTAAGGACATAAACCTTACGGTTAATTTTTTTATATGGAAGACCAATCAAGAGAATACGGACAAAGAGATTTCACATTACCACACGATGTAGTACCCCTACCATCAGAAGGCATTTTTTACAAAAATAAAAAGAAATCAGTTAAAGTTGGTTATTTAACAGCCAACGATGAGAACACCTTAATGGGTGGTGTTGCAGATATTACTACAACATTATTAAGAAATAAAATTTATGAACCAGATTTAAGAGTAGAAGATATGTTAGAGGGGGATGTAGAATCAATTCTAATATTTTTGAGAAATACTTCATTTGGGCCAGAAATGGAAATAACTGTTACAGACCCCGCAACAAGAAAACCATTTCAAACCACTGTAGATTTAAGTCAACTAACAATCATTAAAGGGCAATTACCAAATGAAGATGGTACATTCACAATATCATTACCTAAATCACAAGTTTCCGCAAAAATTAAACCGTTAACTTATGGTGAGTTAATGGAAATACAAAGATTGGGGGATTCGTACCCTCAAGGTAGAGTAGTCCCAAAAGTAACATGGAGATTGAACAAACAGATTGTTGAATTAAATGGTACAATAGATAAAGCTGAAATTGCTAAGTTTGTAGAACAAATGCCGATTGCAGATTCAAAATATATAAAACAATTCATGGACGATAATGAACCAAAATTGGACATGAGAAAAACAGTAACGACCCCATCAGGAGATAGACTAACAGTTAACGTTGGTTTTGGGGCCGACTTTTTTCGTCCTTTCTTCTAATTATAGACAAGGACAAATAGATGAGTTTTACTATTTAAGTAAACTTATGAATATTTCATATGGCGACTTTTTAGTAATGCCAGTTTTTATGAGAAAATATTTGTTGGACAAATGGATTGAAGATAATAAAAAGGACTGAAAAATCAGTCCTTTTGTATTTATATAAAAACAAGATTTAATAATGGCGGATAATAATCAATCCATAGGAGATTTTTTTTCTGAGTTAGGTGAAGCTTTTCATTTTAAAGATGGGAAGATAAACATGGCTGGATTTGTAGAAGATTTAGGTAGTGCGGTTTCATCGTTAACTTCATATTCAACGGAGATTAACAAAACGTTTGGTCAAACAAGACAAAGAATTACTGAGATTCAAACAACTCTTGCCGACACTTTACCTGGAATTACAAGATTGGGTGGTGGTATGAAAGATGTTCAGGAAACACTATCAAGTATTGCCGAAGAAAGTAATAGAAATGTACTTGCAACCACAACTCAAACTGAAAGATTATTTGCAGCAACAAAAGTTACAGGAGAATCTGCAAAAGTATTAGTTAAAGATTTTACAGATGTTGGAGTTGGGTTGACCCAAATGAATAGTCAAATTGAAAAAAGTGTAAATTATATTCAGAGTATTGGTGGTAACACACAACAAGTGTTTAAGATTGTTACCGCAAACATGGAGCAACTGAATCGTTATCAGTTTGATGGTGGTGTAGAAGGATTAACAAAGATGGCTGCTCAAGCATCAATGTTAAGATTCAACATGAATGAAACTTTCAGATTGGCTGATAGAGTTTTGAGTCCTGAAGGTGCTGTTGAAACCGCAGCAGCATTCCAAAGATTGGGACTTGCTGTTGGTGGATTGGGCGACCCATTCCAATTAATGAATCAGTCAATTAACGACCCATCAGGTCTTCAAGATAGTTTAGCCAACGTTGCAAAACAGTTTACATACTTCGATGACAAAACAAAAACATTTAAGATTAATCCACAAGGTGTTTTAACTCTTAAAGAATTAGAAAAACAAACAGGTGTTAGTGCTAGTGAAATGTCCAAACTTGGACTGGCAGCAAAAGAGGCTGACCAAAGAATATCCGCAATTAATGCTGCGGGATTAAATGTTAAAGAAGAAGATAGAACATTACTTGCAAACATAGCAAGAATGGGTGATGGTGGTCAGTATGAAGTCGAGGTTAAAGATAAAGATGGTAAACAATATTATGAAAAATTAACAAATCTTACACAAGACCAATTAGATGCAACAATAAAGCAACAAAAAGACGGACCGAAGACCTTAGAGGATATCGCAAGGGCTCAAATGAATTATAGTGAAGTACTTGTATCCGATGTTAAAGCAATTAAAGATAAGGTGGTTTATGGTCTTGCCTCACCGAGAGCTGGATTAGAAGGATTAGAAGGTATTGGAAGATTAGTGACAAATGCTTTTAGTGGAGAATTATCCAAAGCGGGTAAAACTGATGATTATAGAAAAGTAACTGAGACTGCAATTGAAGATATTAAAGGTTTAGTTAAAGATGTACAAAGTGGTAAAGGTCTTGGAAACAGTCTTGCAAATCTTTTTGATAAGGTGAATGACCAATCTAAAACAATGGGTGCAGATTTCAAAAAAGGAATGGATAACGTCTTAGATAAAATTTACAACAAGATAGGTGATAAAACTTATGGTGAAACACTTACCAAGGATTTGATGGGACAATTAATGGGAAAAGATAATACAAAAGGTTCTGTGAAAACAAATGAAACAAAACCATCATTATACAACCAACTTAATAATGGAGGGGCCACTGCAGAAAATTTAAACCGAGCAACATCAACTACCCCAACAACAAACATAACTCAAACTAAAACTAGTGTAGATGTGGGAGGTAAAATTATGGTGGAATTTAGTACACCAAATGGTTCACAGTTAACCCAAAAAATGTTAGATGATTGGGCAAATAGTCCACAAACAAAACAATATTTTATGAACCTAACAACAC